TTATCCCCGTACCGTTGCCGGCGAAAGTCGGTTATTATTACTCTCTATCCATAGATCTATTGCATTGGTCAAGCTACGATCCGCCATTGGTGTCTTGTTCTCCTGTACAAGTCCCGCCTTGACGGCCATAGCTGCTGCTATAGCCTCTTTTTCGGTTGGTTTCGTAATTCCCACATCCTTGCCGTTTACACGAACACGGCAGAACCACGAGCCTGATGGAAGCTTTCTTGCTTTGGGTGTTTTCATTTTATCCTTGCCTTTCCGGGACAGTCGTGGTAATATAAATGGGTAGACTGCCCCTATCTTCGTCGGTGTGGTGCGCTACATTCCCTTCCGGAGCTGCAACTCCGGGAGGGCTTTTTTTATTTATGGCATAATCCTTGCAAGCAACGGATCTGTACGTGCAGATCCACTTAACTATGCACCCGGGCCCACTCTTCATTTAGCTTTTTGAAATCAACCAGCTTCATTCTGTACAGAGCAGTTTCGGTACTCACGCCGGCAGCATCAGCAAAGACCTGCACAGGCATACAGAAGAATGCTGCAACATCGTCATCAGGCCAGACCAAGTTCAGGGCAAATTTGTCCGCTTCAATCTCGTACTGATCTACTTTGAAATATGCATTGGTGTCCATAAAAATGCGGTTGTAACCCCGGTGCAGAAGTACATGACCAATCTCATGTGCACACACAAAAGCCGCGTCCCATTCACAAAGTGCAATGTCTATGTAGATAATCGTGCAGCGATGGATGTGCTGATAGAATCCACGGATCCCCTTCAGCGGAACTCGCAGGACGATATATCCCAAGGCTTCTGCTATTGCGAACGGGTTTCGGGTCTTGAACTTGCGCACCAGGGATTCCGCCATGTGCTTGAATTTCATTGGCAGTTATCCCTTCCTGTGTTTCTTCGGTGTAAACCGAGCTTTGTTTTTTAATTTTGCTGCCCGGAGACCCAGCTCCATAGCAGCCAACATACTTTCTCTGGCTTCATCACTCATAGGATCACCATCAAACATTAGATCTCCACTGCTACCCAGTTGAGACATAATGCGTTCCAAATCTCTGGCAATATCGCGCTCATCCTTCTCAGTAAGGGTGGGCGCGTTTTCTGTTTGAGCCAACCCATAACACAAATAATCAAAGTCAAGATCAAGCACATCAGCTGCCTGATGAAGTTTTGACATGGATGGATTGTACTTTCCAGTGTTCCACTGGGAATACGAAGCAGAAGATATCCCACTTCTTTCGTAAAACTCCGCTTTGGACATCCCGAGTTCTGCCAATCTTAGTTCAATTCGCTTAATTATTGCTAAAGTGTCCATTTTTGCACATCCTTTTTTGTGCAAAACGACAAACTTAGTAAAAACTAAATTTCGTGCTTGACTTTAGCTTTTACTTAGTTTACACTAAGTTTGTGCTTAAAAAAGCGCAGAAAGCCCCTAAGGCAACTTAGTAATCGTTTCGCAAGATATTGGTTGGTGGTACTTCCTATATTAAGCGAAACTTACTAAGTTGTCAAGTAAAACTTAGTAAAGGAGGGATAGTATTGAGTTTTTATCAGGCGAGAAAGAAGGCTGGACTCACGCAGGCGGTTGTTGCTGAAAAGCTTGGTATTACCGCAGCCTCTGTGTGCCAGTGGGAAACGGGCAAGAACTTACCTCGGGCAGAGAAGCTTCCGGAAATTGCTGCCTTATATGGATGTACTGTAAATGATCTGCTTGCCGACAATCCTACTTCTGAAGCATCTACAGACTAACAAATAAACAGTCCTATAAAGTGGACGCAATTAGGAAGGAGACCGAATGAAGAAAATTACCTTTGATGAATACCTGGAAGCACTGGATCCGAAAGATCCTTCCAAAGTGAAGGATACCATCACGAGTACATCGCGGCGCCCACGGGAGGCTCCGCTCCGGAGTTAGGGGGCTAATGATGATTGAAGGCAAACTGAAATCCGGTTTTGAGTACAAGATCGAGGATCACGTACTCGATAACATGGAGCTTTTGGACGCCATCGCGGAAGTCGATCAGAATCCTATGGTCATCTCCAAGGTGCTCAAGATGCTCATGGGTGATGACCAGCGGAAGAAACTGTACGACCATCTCCGCGATCCCAAGAACGGCAATGTTCCCATTGTTGCCGTCAGCGACGCTGTTGCAGAGATCTTCAGAGGTTCCGGTCAGTTAAAAAACTGACCGCCCTCGCCGGCATGCTTTCCACAGACAAGGACGCGTTGATCTGCGACCTCGCGGAAACATACGGGATATACGATTACAGAGCGTTGCCAGCATCCACACTGGCAACGCTCGCTGTCGGTTTGAGGGATGATTCCCGGATAAAAATGCACCTGATTGGTGCGAAATTACCGCGGAGCGATCTGCTTATGGCTGCGGCGGTAGACCGTCTGTCGCTGCTATTGTGGATAAATTCGGAAGACGGCAAGCACGGTACCAACCGGCCTCCGTCTCTGCTCAACTCGATCCTTGGAACGGATCAGAACGATAACCCGGTAGAATCCTTTGATACTGCCGAAGATTACGAGACCGCATGGACGCAGATAACGGGGGTGGCACATGGCAGGTAGTGTAGCAAAAGCATATGTACAGGTCATACCCTCCGCTGAAGGCATCAAGGGGAAACTCTCCAATGTCTTCAACAGTGAAATGCCCTCCGCCGGTCAGTCTGCCGGCGGAGTTTTTGGTTCTAACCTGGTTGGTAAGATCAAGGGCCTTATTGCGGCTGCCGGTATTGGTAAGATCCTATCGGAATCACTGCAGGCCGGTGCAGCCCTCCAGCAGAGCCTTGGCGGCATTGAGACACTGTTTAAGGACAGTGCATCAACTGTTATTGCCAATGCAGAAAAGGCCTATAAAACCGCAGGTATGTCCGCCAACGAGTATATGGAGACGGTAACGGGTTTCTCTGCGAGCCTGCTCCAGAGCTTAGGCGGTGATACTGCGGCTGCTGCATCTGCAGCCGACGTTGCCTTGCAGGATATGGCGGACAACGCAAACAAGATGGGTACCAGTATGGAATCCATCCAGTATGCATATCAGGGGTTTGCAAAGCAGAACTATACCATGCTGGACAACCTCAAACTCGGTTACGGCGGCACTAAGACCGAAATGGAACGGTTGCTGGCTGATGCCCAGAAACTGACAGGCATTGAGTACAACATTGATAACCTGTCGGATGTTTATTCCGCTATCCATGTGATCCAGGAAGAAATGGGAATTACCGGTGCCACCGCAAACGAGGCGGCAACCACATTCTCTGGCTCTTTGGCATCAATGAAAGCGGCCTTCAGCGATCTGCTGGCAAATCTGTCCACCGGCCGGGATATTGGTCCCTCCCTTACTGCCCTGGGAGAGACCATTTTTACTTTCGTGCAGAATAACCTTCTGCCGATGGTCGGTAATATTTTCGCCGCCCTCCCGGAGACCCTGAGCAGTCTTCTCAGTATGGCAATTCAGGGCCTTAACCTTATCGCCGACAATGCCGATTCCATCCTGCAGATGGGCATTGACCTGGTTACCGGCCTCGGTAGTGCGATCATCTCTGCCTTACCTTATTTGGCCGAAGCCGCGGTAAATATTGTGACTTCGTTGGGCACAGCAATCCTTTCCACAGACTGGATCCAGCTGGGTACTGACACCATCAACAGTTTGCGTGAGAGCTTGGATCTGGCAGCGGCGGAGATCCTGGGAACGGACGGAAATATCGTCCAATCCGTGATCGATGCCATCGGCAGCAAACTGCCTGAGCTTCTGGAAAACGGCGGCATCATGGTGAATCAGCTGGTAGACGGAATTTTCGGGGCGCTGCCCAGCCTCGTGGATTCTGCGCTGGAACTGTGCGTAAATTTCATAAATATGTTGGTTTCCAACCTGCCGAACATCCTTAATACGGGTAAATCGATCCTATTGAACGTCGTCGATGGTATCCGCCAGTCCTTCCCGAGCATCATCGTTTCGGCCGGCGATGCCGTAATTTCTTTGATTTCCGGTCTGGTGACCCATTTGCCGGAAATTTTGGCAACCGGTATCGATCTGATCGTCAGTTTGGTTACCGGTATTGGAGAGGCTTATCCGGATATAATCGCTGCGGCCGGGCAGGTCGCCAAGAAACTGCTGGAAACGATCAAAAATACCGACTGGCTGTCCCTTGGTAAGAACATCATTCAAGGCCTGATCAACGGTATCGGTGCCATGGGTGGCGCACTGTGGAGTGCAGCCAGGAGCATTGCCCAGTCTGCGCTGAATGCAATTAAGAGTGCACTTGGTATCGCATCTCCCTCCAAGGTTATGCGTGATCAGGTTGGTAAGTGGATCCCTTCCGGTGTTGCTGTAGGTATCGAAGCGAATACCAAACCGCTTACTGAAGCTTTACACGATATGTCTGTTCTTACCACAGATTCTCTGCAGGCAGATATGAAGTTGAATGGCGCACTTTCTGGTTTTGCTGCGGCACCGGTCGTTGTTCGCGGTAGCGGTAGTGCTGACGCACCTAATAATACTTCTGCGCGCGTTGTTGGGCTCCTGGAGGATATCGACGATAGCAATGTTGCTATTTTGAATAGGACTGTTCTTTTGCTTAGTGAGATCCTTGCTGCTATTGGAAATATTCATCTTACGGATGAAGATATTTACAAAGCCAACAGAAGAGCGGTGGCCAAGAATGATATGCTGACAGGGGGAATCTTTTGATGGTAAAGAGATCTTTTGATGAATTCCATCTTGTTGATGGATCTCCTATGTTGACATCGGATATTGATGTAGAAATGACATATGAAGATGTCGAGGATGGTAATTCTGGTTTCGATGCTGCTGGATTCTATCATCGAATAGTTGCAAGATTCAACAGACGCACTTGGAAGTTCAAGTATGCTGTCCTCACAAGGGAAGAATTTGTTTACCTGCATTCTTTGATAAAGGAAAAAGAAAGGTTTCTTTTCTCCTTTATGAATGATAATGATGAAATGGAAGAGATAAGTGCGTACGCTAATCCTGTATCGGTGGTATACCAAAGCAAACGAAGCGGATTGTATAAGAACCTCACTCTTGAAATCATCGAGTTTTGACCCGGGAGGAACTTCCTATGCGTAGATTTGCTAACCCGTGCAACACCTGCAGTACTGTCGAATGCCCGGGTGTGGAGTGCGAAGAGTGGCGTGCTGATTTCTCGGACAGATGGGACAGATCCTGCCAAGTGCTGCGTAACTATGCGTGGGCGCAGGCTGATAACAGCGGAAAGGCCTCTTTCCGGTACTGCTTGCCGCACGAGGTGAAAGATCCCTGCGAGAACTGTATTTGCCGTGAGTGGTGTGATACTCCTTGCAGTCTCCGCCTTAACTGGTGGAATTACCGGATGGCTCTCATCCGGATTGCGCACAGGAAGTGAGGTGAGAAGGATAACAGAAGCGATTATTGTTGCCTTTATCACCGGCGGCCTGTCGCTGATCGGTGTGGTGGTTACCTGCAGATCTACTGCGAAGAAAAACGAGAAAGCCCAAGAAATTGCCCAAGCTGTTATGAAAGCTCAAATGGAAGAACTGACCCGGGAGGTCCGAGAGCATAACGGTTTTGCCAAACGGATGCCAGTGGTAGAGGAGCAGATCAAAGTCATAAACCACCGGATCAGCGATCTGGAGCAATTCCACAAACCTACAAAATAAGGAGTATATTCTATGGATATTAAAGTACTTATCGATGTGATCCTCAATTACGGATCTATTATTCTGGCAATTCTGCTGGGCTTGGTCACCGCGGTGACTATGATCGTGGAGGTCGTAAAGCGGTTACTGCCGAAGGTGCCCACTGATTTAGTGGTTTTCATCATTTCCATCGCCCTTACGGTGGTTGCCATGTTTATCAGTGCTGAGATTCTTGAAATCACGGTAATGTGGTATTATGCCGTCGGTGCAGTGGTTCTTGGCATTGCTGTAGCTTATGCGGCTATGTTCGGTTGGGATAAATTTACTGCTCTATGGACCCGGCTGAAGGAATATACGAAGAAATGATAGACACCCCTCCCTGGATAAGCTCCGGGGAGGGGTGTTGTTCTATGTTATAGAACACTTTTCATTGCCATTTGCGTTGCCATTTTTAGTGCCAATAGCCTGTTTTTGTTGCCTTTTTCTTGTTCGCCGTTGCCGTTTTGTAAACCGAGCAAAAAGTGTAGTTGTTCGGAAAAGTACTGAAAACACTGCAAAATAGGGTAAAACAAGAAATGACACCACCGAAAATTGGTGGTGTCATTGGCGGAGTGAGAGGGATTTGAACCCTCATAAAAAATTGTTAAACCGCTTGCGGCTCTAAGGGATTTTTTTAGGCATTAGCATTTTCGTTAGCATTTTTGGTTTTGGTGGTGCTGAAGTGGGCGGTGAAGGCGTTCTCGTAGCTGTTCTTATCCCGGCGGGAGACATGGGTATAGATCCTGTCCATCGTGGTACGGTCTGCCCAGCCGCCGATCTCCATTGCTACCTGGGGCGGGATATTCAGCATATGGCACAGGGATGCAAAGGAGTGGCGCAGACCGTGGCAGCCTACCTCTGGGACACCGGCGGCAGCGCAAGCCTTATTGATTTGGGTGAGCATAGTGGCGGGGTGAACCTTCACCACCGGGCCGGTCTTATTCTCCACGGCACTGAGCGCCTCGTAGAGCGGGTCAATCATCGGAACATCACGGCGGCTGGTGGTGTTCTTGGTAGTTTGCTTTTTCACCAGCTTGTGATCTGCGTCGGGGACAACAGCGCCACGGACGCGGATCCAGCGATGCCTGAGGTCAATGTCGCCATCGTCCCAGCTGAGGGCGGCGATCTCTGACCGGCGAAGGGAGGAGATGGCGAGGAGCGCCACGATCTCGGCGGGCTTGCCTTTGATGTGATCCAGAAGGATGGCCAGCTCTTCCTGGTCAAGAAACTTGATGTCCTTGCGTACGACCTGGGGGAGCTTGGGGCTATAGGTCTTACCGGTTGCCCAGGTGAGCACCTCGGCAATGAAGCGCCAGCGGTTGACTACGGTCTTGGCAGCATACTGCCGGCATTCAGTGTTGATGGCTTGCTCAATCTGCTTGTCGGTGATGGCGCCGCACTTCATCCGCATAAGGGTGGGGAAACCGTTGCCCTGGCAGATGCGATAGCCACGGATGGTGGAAGGGGACAGACGGTTTTCGTTGCTGCCGATCCAGGTGTCGATGGCATCGGTGAGAGTCTTGTTTGCCAGCGGGGTTTTGGTTGCCTGTAGCAAGCCGGCCTTGATGGCCATTGCTTCGGCGATGGCTTCCTTCTCTGTGGGTTTGGTGATGGAGATGCTTTCACCGCCTGTACGGATCTGAACGAACCAGGAGCCGGAGGGAAGCTTCCGGGCTTTCGGTGTTTTCATTTGACATTCCTTTCCGGGTGTGCTACCTTAAAAGGGTAGACTACCCCCTTGGTGATTCGAGTGGATCTCTACACGCCCTTCCGGTGTTGCCGCACCGGAGGGGCTTTTCTATTTTGATGTCGGTATTGCAGTACCGAAGGTGGAAATTATTCGTTCTCAAGAAGATTGATACCCAAAGGATAATCCTTTTGCCCATCTGCATAGCCGGAACGATAACTGTAAGATCTTTCGAGTTCCAGCCTTTTTTGCAGATTATCAAGAGCGTCACGCTTGCCAGCCCTATAACTGTCCTCGCAATGTTGTAAATTTGAGTACTTAATATCCTTGATTTGTTCGTTGAGTTTTCGGATCTCTGCGTTCTTTTCTGACAATTCAGCTTTGAAGAGTATTTTTTTCTTATCAGCGATTTTAATATCTCTACAGGTGTATTGGTGGATTACGAAAAAGCCAACGATAGAGACCGGGAGGGAAAGAAAAAGGAGAAGAATCAGAATGAATGTGAGTAACCGCACAAATTTTGGATTGTTTTCGCTCTCTTTCTTTTTGATGTATAGATTCAACAGTGCGGCGGCAACAAACAGGGCGAACATAATCAAATAAGGCTCGGCTCTGCTAAGCATTATAAATCCCTCCGCAACAATTCATCGGATGGCGCTGGTGAAGGCGACGGCCTTACCAAGAATGCGGACGGTGTTCATTTCTTCGCCCCAATAGACTAGGGGGCGGTACTGGGGGTTCTCCGGCTCCAGGGAGATGTGATCGTCAAAGAGGCGGACACGCTTGAGGGTGGCTTCGCCATCAATGAGGACGGCGGCGATCTGGCCGTTGTCCACGGTGTCCTGCTGGCGAATGTAGACGATGTCACCGTCGAAGATCCGGGCATTGATCATACTGTCGCCCTTGCAGGTGAGAGCAAAGTCTGCGTGGATGTTCTTGGGAATGTCAATGTATTCCTCGATGTGTTCCTCAGCGAGGATGGGTGCGCCGCAGGCGATGGAACCGATCAGGGGGATCTTGTTCATTTCCGGAATAGGGATAATGTTTCCGTAAGTGAACAGATCGGGAGTGGTGTTCCGACCCAGAAGGTAATCCATAGACACGCGGAAGAAGTCGGCGACCTTTGAAAGCTTATCTGTGTTAGGTGCGCTCTTGTTCCAACGGCTGATTGTTCCGTTGCCTAAATTCAGCTTAGCTTCAAGGGAAGGTAGGCTATAACCTTGCGAATTTGCGAGTGCTCGAATCCTATCTACTATGGTGTTTTGATCGTTCATTGAAAATTCCTCCATAATTACTTGAAAAAATTCTAATTTTATACTTGACAACTAGAAAATTATCGAGTATTATGAAGCCATCACTAGAAAATACGCTAGTAAACACAACGCAACCAACATCTTGGCGGGTGAAAATTGCGTGTAATGGGGAAAGTGTCTTTTCTGTGGGCTTGCTATGCCTTAATAATAGATTATTTTCTAGTGAATGTCAATAGAAAATTTTCGAAAGGGGAGGAGAGAAATGCTGTATCAGAGAATTGAAGATCTTTGCAAGCAACAGGGAACCAATGTTTCCAAGTTGGAGCGGGAGTGCGGTCTTGCAAATGCCACCATTCGTCGGTGGAAGGAATCATCTCCCAGCGTGGATAAACTTGCAAAGGTTGCCGACTGCCTGGGTGTCACAATTGATTATTTAGTGGGACGGGAAGTACATACGGAGATGGCGGTCTAAAAGTACCTGAATGGTAAAGGAGGTGGCGGGATGCCGAGAATTAAGCAGAAGGAAAGAGAATATACCGACAACGATTTCCGGACGGAGATCCGGATCCAGCAGGGGCGATACGATCTTATGAGCCAGCAGGCTTTGGCGGATGCTGCCGGTATTCCGAGACCTACACTGCGCAAGCGGCTGCTGGAGCCGGAGACCATGACGGTGGAAGAGTTTCGCAAGCTGATCGCTACGATCTGCCCGGATCCGGTGGCGGTGCTTCGGCTGCTGGGTTACAGCAGCAAGGATATCAAAAAGCTTCAGTCGCCGGCACAAAGTGCTGCGGCGGAATGAAAGGAGTACATAATGGCAAATGAGAATGTACGGCCGGTGGCCGAAGACGATGTGCGGATCGTCGCTGAGAAGAAGGCAGGGGAGGAGATGCGGTGCAGCATCGAGGCGCCCACTGCTGCGGAAGCGCTGGCAGGTATCGCTTGTCTGATTGAGGACTTTTCCCGGCTGACCGGGATCCCGGTAACCGGAGTGCTTGGCCGGCTGGCTGTGGTGATGCTGAGCAAGGATGAACCGGAGGCAGAAGAGTAAATTCCCAAGCGATTGGGAGAAATATAGGAGGTAAATATGAAAGAGCTTAAGCGAGATTTGCTGACAAGCAAGTACACAAAGGTAATGGTCGAGGAAAATTACAAATTCAATGCGCCGCATTATTATGTGGTTCTTCCAAGCAATCCTCCAAAGGATGCGGATGTTCGTACTTTGGCTCAGATCCATTTCCAGGAAGGTCCGATCAAGGAATGTGGTGTTAACGGCGTTTGCAATGAGGACCTTATCAATATGGTTATTGATCGGCTGGAACATTTCCAGAAAAGCGAATTTGCTTGCCGAGAAAATGCGGTTGCAATTACAAAGCTGGAAGAAGCTCTGCTGTGGCTGCGGAAGCGCACTATGGGCAGAGAGCAGCGCGGTGTTGAGGGTACGCATACCGTGTAATTAACGGCCGGAATCTTCCGGCCATATACGGGCGGGAGGTGCTTTAGGTAAGCACAGTTGCAAGCACAGCAACAGGTTGTCGGTTCGATTCCGGCTCTGCCCTCCAAAGCCGCAGCCTGCCCCCGGGTACAGGCACCCGGTACGACAGTTGGACAGGCATTGGCATTAAAATCCCGGATCGAATCTATCTCCGGGTGCAGAAAGGATGTACCGCAATGAAGGCAACTAAATATCTATACCGCCTGCGGTCTCCTTGGGGTGAGCTGCCGCAGGATTCCCCGGTGGCGGTCACCCCTAAAGTACATAAGCGACTGATTATGTGGTATACATCAGGTTTCGAGTAGATACTCAACTGGGGGACAAGTCAAGTATATGGAACAGTAGCGCAGCGGTAGGTGCGGGGCAACGGTGTGTTGTTTAGGTCGCCGGTTCGAATCCGGCCTGTTCCACCAACCACCCTATGGGTGAGAGGGGTGGTTTTCTCCTAGGGTATAAGAGGTGTGCCTGCGGTGCGGCAGGCGGGACGCGACTGCAGCAGCGGTTATGCGAGACAACCGGTGGCGGGACGGTTGAGCGGTAATCAACGGCCGGATGGCCGACAAATAAACAGGAGGTAATTTCAATGTCCAAGAAAGAAATGGAAAACCTGGACGAGCAGGTTCTGCAGGTGGCCAACAGTGCCGGCGAGGCCCGGTGCGCAGATGAAGCCCAGCAGGCAGGTCGGGAAGCTGAGCTTCGTGCGAGAAACCTTTGCGCTAAGGCAAGCGAGGAGGAAAAACGGCAGAAGGAGCGGATGATCGCTCAGATGAAGATGCAGCGACTGCTTACGATGCTGGCGAAAGTGTCGGCCTGTACGGTGGCGGTTGGGGTGTTCCTTGCACTGCTGCTGGATCCTAATATCTGGGTTCCGGTTGTCGGCTGCGTGGGGATGATGACCTTCATCGTTGTGGGTGCTATCTGCATTGACCGGCATTGTAGGAGGTGTTGATATGGGTTACAAGACGTGTCCGGATTGCGGTGCCAATTTGGATCCCGGCGAGATCTGCGATTGCCACAGACCACCTAAGGATGATGAGGAATAAAAAACGCGGCGATGCCTGCCAGCACCGCCGCGATCCCCTAAATAGGAGATAGTTTACAATGAAATTATACAGTGTTTTTCTTGCGCTGTCAAGGATGGGAGGTGTTTTGTTTGGATGAACGCACTCCGGGCTATTATGCGGTAATCCCTGCATCTGTCCGTTATGACGATCAAATCTCTGCCAACGCCAAGCTCCTTTATGGCGAGATCAGCGCGCTCATCGGAAGTGAAGGATTCTGCTATGCCAAGAACGCATACTTTGCCCAGCTATTCAAAATATCGGAACGGTCTGTAAGCCGTCTGATAAGCGCTTTGCAAGCGGGTGGCTACATCGTTGTGCAGCTGGAGCGGGATAAATCCGGGCAGGTAACAAACCGAAAATTGTTTCTTGCGGAGTCCGCCATAGACGGACAACCACTAGACAATATTGTCTATACCCCTAGACAAAATTGTCGTGAGGGTATAGACAAAAATGTCCAATATACCAATACAAGTATTACCAATATATATAAAGAAAATATAAAAGAAAAATCCGAAAAAAATGGGCGTGCGCCAAAGACGGACTTTGACCCGCTGCCGTTGTTCGTGGAGTGGATTTCTGAGACCTTTGGTGATGCAGTGCCGGCGGATGATAAGAATGCTCTGTATTTTGCCCTTGCCCGGTTCAGTGAGAACCGACAGGCAATCAAAAAACCGATGAAATCGAAAGGCTCTGTAACGGCGCTTTGCAATCGGCTTCTGCGTCTGACCCATGGGCTCAGTGATCCGCACCTAACAATGATCGAATTGCTGGATCTGGCAACGACCAACAACTGGCAGTCGGTGTATCCGTCCAAGAATGCGCCTGTGCCGCGTCCAGCAAATCCCAGACCGGGGAGGGTGTATGAAGAATT